GTGACGGCCTCGGAGGTGGCTCAATACGTCAATCGATTTCGCAGCTCACACAAGCAATGAGTTGTACGAAGTTTGGCGGGTGACGATGTGGAAAATTCACGAAGTGAAGCTGTTAGACAAGTACGGATTCTCACAAGAGCATCCTAACTTTACAATGGACATAGACGATAACTACACCGACACGTTACCCGCTACCGCATCATCTATGGCAATGGCTCTGCAATACGCTCCCGAATGGGGATTGAGTTACTACGAAGTGATGGATATGGCGTATGCGGAATTCTACAAGCTGGTAAACATCCAAAAAGCAATTAACTACAAGAAGCCGTGGTGGACTGGTGACATGGGCGAACAGGCATACATGTACGAGAAAGCCAGCGGCAAGCGTCTCAACAAACCTCGAAGGACACACAATGAATTTTGAACCTATCCCGCTATCAGTAGCGAACGCGAAGCTATTGCAGGAATGGCAAGGCAAGATTAGCGCATACATCGAAGAGCACGGCAAAGACCGCATCATGTCGGGCGTGTCGAAGATGTACGCAGAAGATGCAGAGTTTGCCGCACTTGTGGACAAAGCAATCAGCAACGGCGGAACTTTTACCGAGCTTGACTTGACCGAATGGGCAAAAAGCAATATGATAAAGGCAGCCGCGCTGCATCGCCAAATGCAGGAGCTACCGCACACAATGAGCGCACTTATGCTCGGTATTGATTGCATCAAAGCGACGGCAGATAAAACCAAGCTATCGGAACAGGACGCAAAAGATTTTGAGACCGAAGGATTCTGGCATCACGTAACTATTGCTGATGTGCAGAAGTATTGCAGCACCCTACTTGAAATGAAGTAATGGCAGAAAAAGCTACCGTCAGTATTGGTCTAGATTTAACCACGCTCAAGAAGTCGCTAGCCGATGCGCTTGCACAGATTAACAAGCTGGGTAATGCCAAGCCGAGCGTTAAGGTTGACGTTAACGATAACGAAGTTGATGCAGCCGATAAGAAAATTGACAGCTTATCTAGGACTGAAACTGTAAAGGTAGATGTAGACACCAAAGGCGCGGAAGCTAGTGCCGGTGGATTCTCTAAAAAGCTCGGAGGTCTTGGGGCTCTAGCAGGCGGTGCGCTTGGTGGAGCAGCCGTGCAGGCACTCGGTGGACTAGCCGGTAGCTTGAAAGAAGGCGCTCTCGCAGCCGATGAGTTTGGCGATTCGCTCGAAGTAGCTTTCAACGCGCAGGGCGTGGCTGACGTAGACGCAGAGATAGAAAAGGTATCAAAATCCTCGCTCGACCTTGCCAACAATCTAGGTCTGCCAGTAGCTCGCACACGTGAGCTTGCCGTTTCGGTCGCATCATTGGGCGGCTTTACAGGTGAAAGCGCGCAGGATTTGACCAAGCTCGCCGCTGGACTTGAGACGTTCACGAATGGAGCGGTTAAAGGTGAAGCAGTAGCAAAGGCATTTGCGCGGGGCATCAACGATCCCGAAGGCGCGGCAGCTATTGAGAACTTGAGCAAGAAATACCCGCAGCTTGCGGAGGTTTTGAAGTCCAATATCTCGCCCGCCGAAAAGTTGAAGGCAGCCAACGAGCAGCTCGGGGAATCATTCAAGACCGTAGCAGAACAGCAGGGCGATGTAGGCGGTATTCTTAACAAGCTGCAAAATCAGCTCGGTGAAGTATTCGAGAAGATAGGTTCGCAGTTGTTGGAAGCGTTGATACCATTGGCGCAAACCTTGCTGCCAATTCTTGAATCGCTGCTTCCGGTATTGCAGGGTATCTTGACGCCGCTCGCTCCTATCCTACAACAGATAGGCGGGGCTATTAGCACGCTTGTATCTTCGTTGTCGGGGCCGTTGCTATCTCTTATATCAGCGGTGCTTGAACCGTTGTTAGGATTGATACAGCAGCTTGTGCCGGTGATATTGCAAGTTGTCAATACGGCAATGCAGCCACTTACGCAGATCATCAACATTTTAGCGGACACTTTCCGTCAGTTATTCCCTGCGCTTCAGCCAATCTTTGACGTGATAATACAGCTACTGCCTACTATCGCGCAGCTTTACGCTCAAATTGGAACAGCGCTAGTACCTGTTATTGGTGCATTGGCAAAGGTATTTATTACACTTGTCAAGCTAATTACCGAAAACAAGGTAGTAATGGGCGCGCTTAATCTTGTTTTGAGCGCAGCGATTGGGATTATACAGGGTGTTGCTAACGTACTCCAGTTCTTTGCGGGTGTTGCAACATCAGTCATCACGGTTATTGACAATGTAGTCAAGTACATTACGCGGCTTATCAATGCAATAGCATCGTTTGATTTGACGGCTATTAAAAATGCTTTGCTTGGCATTGACGATACTAGCGCAAAAGCTACCGGTGCAATAAAGGAACAGACAAAAGCAACGGAAGATTTGAATGAAGCATCAAAGGATTTAGGCGACACTAACAAAAAGTTAAAAAAAGACCCGCCCCCAGTAGACCCAGAGAAAGCCAAAGCAGCAGCCGAGGCACTACGCAAAGCAAAAGAAGAGCTAGCAGGATTGACCGCAGAGCAGGCAAAAGCGCGGGAACTGGCAGCGACGGACACGATAGCAAGCGATGAAGAGCGTGCAAAGAAGCGTATTGAGATTGAGCAGAAGTACGCAATAGCTGCAATCGAGGAACAACGCAAACAGCTAAAGAGTACAGGCGAACTTCGTACGGCAGAAGAGGCAGTAATCAACAAGCGCATTGAGATATTGCGCGAAGAGAACGGTCGTAAGATTGCAGAGATAGAAGCAAAGGCCAGAGCGCAGCAGTTAAAGGCAGAAGAGGAACAGCAGAAGAAGCTGGACGATATTACAGCCAAGTTTGCAGCGCAGCGTGTGGAGAGATTAAAAGCACAGCTAGCAGCAGGCAATGCCGGCGTAGCTAACGAGCTGCTATCAGCGCAGCGTGCGGTCATCGAGGGCAGCTTGAGCGAAGGCATTGACGCCATTATAGAGCAGACGCCAGCGTACAAGGAAGCAATCGAGAAGCTAGCACAGCAGTTGCAGCTTGGTTTGATTGATCCCGCTACGTTCAAGGCAAGTGCAGCCGAGGCACGGCAGCGCATCTTTCAAGAGCTACAATCGTTGCCTAGCGATACGTCCAATATCTACGCTTTGCAGATTCGCGCCGCATACCAGCAAAGCGCGGATGAGATTGCAAAGGGCACTGCGGAGATTGTAGCGCAGATTCGGCAGCAGCAGGTAAAGCAAGCGGGCGAGATATTTGCAGACTCATTGCGCGGCATTGGTGAAGCTCTGCGCTCGGTAGATTTTGCGACTATCTACGGCGAAGCTGCGGACAAAGCAGCAGCGTTGAATGAAGAGCAAGAAAAGCTAATCGAGAATTTGCAAGATGGTACAGCGACCTATCAAGATTCGGTAGATCAGCTTGCTAACTTGCAGGCACAACAGGAACAGACGGCAAGCGCGACCGCTACGGCTATATCGCAGGCATTCCAAGCTATTGCAGATCAACAGGCAAAGGCAGCTCAGGACGGTATCAATACGGTAAACGCTGCACTTGAACGTAGAAAAGAGATAGCTAAACAAGAGATAGACCTTGAAAAAGACAAGGCAGATCAGTTGAAAGCTCTGCAAGATCAGGGTATCAAAGACAAGGAAGTTTACGAAGCAGCGCTCAAGGCGATTGAGGAAAAGTACACACAGGATCGCGCTAATCTTAAGAAGGAAGATGAAAAGTTAGCCAAAGAATCCGCGGAAGTACAGGATGCTGCACTCAATCAGATAGCCGTATCTGCGGGTGCGGCCTTTGCATCGCTTGTAGCCGGCGGTGAAAGCGCAGGGGAGGCACTCAAGAAGGTAGTCGGTTCGACTGTTAGCGCATTGCTTGACTTGTATACGCCATCTATTGTGGCCTTGTTTAGCTCGGTTATCCCTCCGCCATTCGGACAAATCGCGGGCTTGGCAGCCGTGCAAGCGTTGAAGGCCCTGCTTAATTCCGCATTGTCTGGCTTTGAAGAGGGCGGTTACACGGGCAATGGCGGCACAAAACAAGTAGCGGGTGTAGTTCACGGGCAAGAGTTCGTAATGACCGCAGAGACTACACGCAAGAACAGGGCACTGCTTGAGCACTTGCATAGCGGCAAATCGCTTGAGTCATTCCCTGCTTTGCAGAAAATGCTAGCGGATAACCAGATCAGCACGATACCAGTAACCGAGCTACAACTTATGCGCTCCGAGCTATCGGCTATTCGTCAGCGTCTGGACTCAATGCCAAACGGCATACAAGGCAACATGGGCGTAGATGTGCAAGTAGGCATGGACACGTATCTTTACGAGCGCGACCGCTCACGAATGATAGCAAGAAAGTTGAGAGGATAACATGCCAGCAAAGAGTAACTGGACAATGACGCTGTATGGCAGCAATACCGATACGGCTACGACAACAAGCGACGCGACGTATGGCGGGGCAATGATGCTTATATCAGCGTTGACTACCGCGACAAACAAGAGCGTTTACATACTTGCCCCGCAGTTTGACTATGTGTTTAACACAGGCACGCTTGAAGATGTCAGCGGAACAGTCATAGGATTCACGACGCGCCGTATACAGTTTCAAATAGAAACCTATCCGTTTAGTTACAACGCAACGAGCGTATCGCTAGAACAGGATATTGAGGACATGATTACGCTGTTGAACATCATCCGCGATTTCAAGTATCTGTACCTTCGCGTAGATGGTGGTTCGCGGGCCTATCCAGCGGCAACGTATGTCTATCCTGTGACGTTGACGTCTAACAACACGGCAATCAATAAGCAATTCGGCAATCGTACTTTAACGCTCACGTTTGAGCATAGGAAGCGCAGCTAATGGCACATTATCGCATTGCTCGCACTATGCCGAACGGATGGCAAGTGCGGCTGGACATGATAAGCTACGACGGGGCATTTGGTGACACGATTACAAATTTGCCAGAGGTCGTACTGCTTGAAATGGGCGAGCTAACCGCAGAGTTTGATTCTCTGCCGTATGGCCTTATGAATCCTGCAACGTTCTCATTTCGGCTTGTGTGGGATCAGCTACCGGAAACAATGCGGACGTACCTAGAAGATGCTTTTACGGAAGATCCGTTACTGCTTTCAGGGTACAAGCGCAATACTTGGTATTTCTACACAGATCGCGGTACGAGCGGCGCAACGTGGACGCTTGAGTTTGCAGGATGTGAAGACAACGTAGAAGCACTAGAATTGCAGCCGATCGATAACCGCTTTTTCTCATACAACGTAGAGCTGGTAGACATAGCGTATTACTGGCTCAAAACGATGAATGGCAAACAGTTCTTCAATGTGATAGGTTTGGGAATAGCCAAGATATTAAGTCAAGATATTGCAGCAGGGCCGAATGCTTGGCAGATCAGACTCAACCCAAGCAATCTCAACAACCGAGAGCAAGTACACGAGTTTTGGAGTGTTAACGCACAAGGAACATTTTTGTCCATCGGCAATATGATGGACACGTTCTACAATTCGTCAAGCTACTTCGCCGAATCATTGACTCACGCCGCAAGTGGTACGTTTGATAGTACAAACGCTCTGCGTAACCTAATGAATCACGCCGTAGACTGGTATGCTCCTGCAAGTGTGCAGAGCTTGCCGCGCAATGCGGACAGTACAGCGTTAACAAATGCACAAATGTATGCACTTGTAGAGATCACGCCGGTAGGAGATGCCACGGCCATAGGCGGCGTAATGGTGCAACAAGACAAGTACGGCATTGCCAATGCTAATACGACGGCATACGATGTGCTGCGTACGCTATGCGAGCAGTCAGGTGTACGTGCTGGCTATCGCTTTACAACAAGCGGAACAGGATCAGGCACGGCAATAAACGTAGTATTCGACGTGAAGATGGTAACAGAAGGCCGCGACGATCCAAGTAACGTAGATGCTACGCTTTCGTTGTCTAGTGCACTCACGTACTCAAGCATTACAAAGCGCGGCGATAACATCTTAAAAGCAGAAGTACGCTACGAGACCGAATCAGATCGCGACGCTACCGATATTGTCAAGGTGCAGCGCGGTGCTAGAGCATCTCGAAGCATGAACATTGAGCCGCTTTTGCACAACATGCCCGTGCATATTCAGGATAACAACCCAGATGACAGATGGCCAAAATTCAAAGCCCCGATAAAGCAGACTAACCAGCTTTACGTACGTGGTGATTACTACGGCGGATCGCCAAGCAACTTTATCAAGGTGCACGAAAAGACGGCTATACGATATAGCACGACACAATCTGTTGTTGTTGACCCAGACGGCCTAAAAAATCCAGTACCAGCAACGGATTTTAAGACGAACTCGCAAACTCAATCGACGTACTTCTTGCAGATCAATGACTGCCAAGTTAACGGATGTATCACGGCTGCCCTGTGTAACCTGCTTCTAACGGTATTTAGCAATGAAAACAACGCTATTGTAGAGGTGGAGTGGCCTTTGAGCATAAGCAATAAGGTAATGACGGATTATATCGCGGGCAAATTCGAGCTAACCAACGAAGCGGCAGACAAATTCGATAACATCGCATGGGATAAGGCAATGCCAGTATCAATATCCGTTGACTTGATAGGCGCAAAAGCTACGCACCGCTATTATATGGTGAGCGCATAATGCCAATTAACGATCCAATCAAGAACCGCAAGGTAGCTCCAGCATCGCTAGCGTTTGAACGTGACCAAATGCGCAACGGTGCGATCTTCCAAGTAGGTACAACACCGACATCGGTAACCTATCAGGAGATCGTAAACATCCGCTACGGCGATATTACGCAGCTCTACATCACTAACCAGTATATCCAGACGGATAATGACAAGCTGATGAAGGCAATGCACGAATCTGAACACAGATCGAAGCATTGGGTGTCGGATTACAAGCGTTCTTTCCAATGGGATATAAAGCAGAATCAAGCATACCGCGTAAATGACTGGCAGATACTAGCATTTAACAACGAAGTGCTGCGGGCTATGGGCTGCTCCAATGGCGGCGTTGTAGCTGATGGTACGGCATACTGGCAATATCGCTGCCCTGAAGATGCGGCAGGTATCTACTGGGTCTATGCTTACCTCAATTTTCAGTTTGCCAACAATGCCAACGTTTCAAGCTCAAAGCTCGGATTGTTCCTTAACGGCTCGCTTTACCGCATTATTGATAACGTTGACAATAACATGATGGGCGCAAACAAAATCATTGATACGCGCATGGGCGGCGGTGCTCATATACCGATGAGGACAGGCGACGTACTAACTATACGAATCTACGCCAAAGATAGCTTGGCTGGTTTGGATGTAGCTTTGTATCCTACATCTGTTTACGGCTATGTGACTGGACACCGTGAGAACTGCGACAATATCGAGATATACAACAACCCAGTAACTGGATTCCTTTACCAATTCAACAACAACGAATGAGCTGCTTACCAAATACACCTGTTGCGCCTAATCTTTTAAGCGCAACTAACTCTAGCGATCTCGGATGGATCGATCTAACCAGCGTATCAACAAGCTCGCTGTCGCAATACTACCCCGTATCTAACACGGTGATAACGTTTGAAGGTACGGCGAACACGACAAACCAGCACATGATCTTGCGGCAGCTTGAGATAGAAGAGACTGCAAGCAGCAGCGCCAATATCAAGAAAGCTCCGCTGCATGTTTACCTTTATACAAACAGTTCGCCGGGCACGCCAACGCTCGGAGCGGTCTTTAATGGCAGCGTAACTGATCTTGTGGCGGTCGTACCAGTAGCGCAAGCGGACTATGTGCGCGTAAGCGATACTAAATGGGTGGCGCGCGTTAATCCTGATCGCTACTATCGTACGGGTGTGGGTTCTACGGCGGGCTTCTTGTACGGCATCGTAATATCCAACAACGGGGCGAGCTTGCAGTATGCAGCATCGGCAGCGTTGCGCTTGAAGGTGATAACGGAAGCAGGGACAGCACTATGATAGACGTTGAAGAACTGATCGAGCAGCTAAAAGTAATTGCATACGATGACATACCACCGGTACGCCGCGCGCAGCTATTGCATGTTATCGTCTATCTGGAGCAATGGGCGAAAGATCACAACGTAAGGGCTAATTGATGGGTAACAAGTCAGTCCGATTGAGCGATGAAGAGTACGAAGCGGTCGCAGCTATGCGAGCCGAGCGGCTAAAAAAGATGAAAACCAACAACACCAATATCCAGCTTGGTATTGCTAGGGCAGAATCTAGCTATGCCGAGCAGGCCGTAACCGGTGCTGTATTCGGTCAAGAGCCGGAGCCAGTTGCTCCGCTTGCAGGAGAGCTCCGCGAAGATGAGATAACGGACTTGTCTATGTGCAACAAGATCGGCGTAATCTCGGATGCTCATTGGCCCTTTCACGATCTGCGCAGGGAAGCAGACGGAACGTATAGCGGCGCATATTTAACCGCTATCGAATGGCTGCGCAACTGCGGAGTAGATACGCTGCTTTTAAATGGCGATATGATGGACTGCTATAACCTTTCTTCGCATGAAAAGGTAGAAAATAACCGCTCGTGGAAGTGGGAGCTGGACGCCGCGCGTACGATGGTCAAACATCTGCGCCAATTCTTTGGCGATAAGGTGCGTATTGTTTACCGCGAAGGCAATCACGAAGAGCGGCTCAAGCGTTACCTAGCACAGAAGGCTAAAGAGTTAGAAGGCACAATTATTCTAGAAGAGATGCTGGGTTTGCATGAGCAGGGTATAGAGTGGGTGCACGAACGGGCAAAGGTTAAAGCGGGCAAGCTCTGGATAGATCACGGTCACGAATGGTTTGGCGGCGGTGGAGTTAATCCAGCACGCAACTACCGCATGAAGGCAGTTGACAATGTGATGGTTGGGCATGTTCACAAAACATCGACAGACCTATTTAGAAGGCCGCTGGACGGCACTTTCATAGCTGGGTGGTCTGTTGGGTGCTTATGCGATCTAAACCCGCGCTACGCGCCTAGAAACAACTGGAATCACGGCGTGGCTTTGGTAGAGTTAGAAGCGCAGGGTAACTTTACCGTTCACAACAAAGTAATCCTGCAAGGGGTGGTGCGATGACACCAACATCATTCAAGCTAGGCGGCAATACGTGGCGTGTCAAGCTGCAAAAGTCAATTGTTGTAGTGACCCCTGCGGGCGAAGTACAGCACTTGTACGGCGAATGCAACATAGACACATACACGATCAGGATTGCTCGCACAGTCGAAGGAAAGCCCTGTACTGCGGACACGATGACGCAGACGTTTATCCATGAATTCATACATGCGGCACTTTACACGATAGGAAGGCGATTTGATGATGAAGAACTTGTTGTTGGCCTTGAAAACATGGTCTGGCAATATCTCAAAACAGCTAAACACTCCAAAGGTAGAGCAGCCGACCGAATATAGCTGGATGCAGATCGCGCAAAAGGAAAAAGGGCAGGCCGAAATAGCAGGGCCAAAGCATAACAAGCGCATCGTTGAGTATCATCAGCGCACGACGTTAAAGGCAAAGGACGACGAAACGCCGTGGTGTTCTTCTTTTGTGAATTGGTGCGTAGGCAATGCAGGGTATAGCGTCACAGGATCAGCGGCAGCGCGGTCGTGGGCTAAATATGGGCAGTCATGCCAGCCGCATTCGGGGTGCATTGTAGTAATGACACGTACCGGAGGCGGTCACGTTGGCTTTTATGTGCGCGAAACGGCCAAATACGTCTATGTGCTAGGCGGTAACCAGTCAAACAAGGTTAGTATCGCAGGATATGACAAGGGGCGCATAATTGCGTACCGATTGCCGAGCGAGTTAAGTGTAAACGATTCAATAGCTTACGACCAATTGACGTAAAAAAGTAAAAAAATATTGCACTTTTTTTCATTTGCCTATTGTGTAAACGAAATGTAGACGTATATTTGTGACGTAATCAATTACTCACTTAACAAGGGCACGGCAATGAACAACTTTGATATCAACGATTGCGTACTTGCAGTAGATGCACACGGGTTGCAAAACAGCATTACTTGGGAATTAGGTACTGGTATCGTAACAGATACAGAATGGATAGAAGAAGAAGCAGGTCGTAAGGTACTCAAGGTAGAGGTATACTGGACTGGCAAAGAGTGTACTGGATCTTGGGACGTTGAATATCTCACAATAGCATACTAACTAACCACGGGGCGCAGCATCCTACACTGCAATCATTCACTTTTCACAAGGGTAGTATCATGAACATCGGCATTGAATTCACGACAACACGCAGCGCAGACGGCAAGACCTACTGGCGCGTAGCTCCGTACTTGAGCGCATCGTATCGCCAGAAGCTGTATATCGTTGGCGTTGGGCTTATTGCTCTTCTTGCTATCACGCTGTCAGCATTGGCAGTAGCTGCAACACCTGATCCGATTATCAAGCCAGATCAGACCGTAACATTGTGGGGGTCGAGATGAGTAAAGAAAAAACAGGCGGTCATTGGAAGAACCGAAGAAGAGCAATCATAAATATGCACGATACATATAAACTTCAAATGGTTATTGAGGATCAGATTATGTCTAAATCTTCGGAATGGATAACAGATAGATTGCCTACAAAACAAGAGGCAGTAAGTGGCAATGTTATATGTTGTCGATGGGGGCACATCAATCTACTGCAATGGTATAAGATCGAAGCAGGCGAACCGTGGACGCCCATTCGGAAACCAGATATGTATGTCAAACCGAAGAGGTGGACGGTGAAGTGGGATGATGATGCTAGCTTTTTTGCTTTATACGATTCAACTAAAATTACTTATTACTTGCCAATGTTGTTCAGCAAACATGCCGAAGCCGCCCAACGTATCGCAGACATCTACAACGAGGTGATACCATGAGCATGACAAAGCGATATTTGCACGTAATTGAAGAACAAACAAAACGCAAAAAATATACTTACGAATGGTGGGAAGATGAAGCACACTACGCAGCACAAGATGATCCGTTTAGATTTGGAGTCGCACAAAACCTTATTACAGGACGCAAAGAAGGACGGACGGAGCACGCAGAAGCAGCTCCAACATTGGTGCAAGACGTACATACGAACATTCATACAGGGCAAGAAAAATGATTTTCCGAGAGACCAAGCAGACGTTCACGAGTAGCAGCGGCGCGGCGTACAAGCTCGCTGATCTTATGAACCAAATGATGCACACGGATGAACCCGAAGTTGTCGCGATGTTTGAAGATGCGATTGAAGAAGCGGGCGAGAACTTCCGTGATTATATTGTGCAGGCAATGGACATCGCGGCAAATCTCAAGATGTCAGCGGAGGCAATCAAGCTGGAGATACAACGCTTGCAATCATTGCTAACTGAACGTAATACAAGGGCAGAGCGGCTTGAGAACGCTGTTAAACGTCACATGGAGATGGTAGAGTTAAAGGAAATTGTGACCGATCTCTACACGCTCAAACTACGCAAGAACCCACCAAAGGTAGAGATATTGGAAGAGGTGGTAGTGCCTAGCGAGTACAAGGTAGAAAAGGTATCATTTACGATAGACAAGAAAGCAATTGCCGATGCGCTCAAGAACGGCGTACCGGTGGACGGGGCAAGGTTAATTAACACAACACGACTGGAGGTAAAATGAGCAACGCGATAATCGATGCGTATCAAGCGCTCGAAAAATTGCAAAATGACCTGCTTATGCAATTAGATCAGGTCAAACACGCAATGGCAGCATTAAGGCCGCCCACAAAGAGCAAGGCGAGCAAGGTGGCTATTGTAACGGACAACGCAGAGGCAAAGAAGATTATCGAGCAAGGCGGCGGATTGGCCTTGTGGGTTGATCTAAAGCGCAGGGCACGAGGCCGCGCGCTAATGAACTGCCAGACGGAAAAGTCACACTACTCGATTAGACTCTTTGACTATGGCAACTTGACACGCAAAAAGTATCCTAGTTCGCGCGAAGTTGCACGATACAGCAACAAAGAAGAAGCGTACCAGATGCGCGATCAACTAACTGCTATAATGGAGGGACGATGACACAGGCACTTACAGCGACTAATACGGCGGTCGCAGCATCTATCAGTGAATCGCAGGCGGCAGCGTTGTTTGAGACGCTGGTAGTTAACGGCGATCTATCGGCTATGTCGCAGGAACAGCGCATACAATACTACAAGCTGGTATGTGAGCGCGTGGGATTAGACCCATACCAAAAGCCATTTGATCTTATCAAGCTATCGGGCAAGCTCACTTTGTACGCAAACAAGACGTGCACGGCACAACTAACGTCCATCCGCGGTCTTCGCGTGGCAATTGTAGCTCGCGAGGTTATCGGCGATCAGTATGTAGTAACCGCGCGATGCGAGACACCAACGGGCAGCTATTCCGAGGACATAGGAGCTGTTACAATTGGCGGTATGCGCGGCGATGCGGCAAGCAATGCGATGAAGAAAGCAGCAACACAGGCAAAGCGACGCGCTATTTTGAGCGCATGCGGTCTCGGTATGCTGGACGAAGAGGAAGTTGTGCAAGTGCAGGGCGCGGAACGCATCGAATTGCCGCCTATAAAGCCCGCTACGACGTCAGAGCAGGACGAAGCTATAACGGAGTGGTTATCGGCTATTGACGCCGCTACGGGGCCAGAAGAGCTAACGGCGATTGTGATGCAAATCAAGAGCGTAGACGAAGGCATTAAAGCACCGATCCGCGAATACGTAGCACGACGTGCCAAAGAGCTGGATTTGGTTTGGAGTAAGGGCGCATATACGGAGGTGCAGCGATGAGAAAGCTACAAACCTGGAAGCATCCTAATGGATATTGGGCGGTGGTAGATATGGACGCGGACATTTGCGTTGGTGATTGCCTTCCTACTCAAGAGATAGCGTATGCACTCAAGAAGATGCTAGACGAAGAATTCAAGTATTGTGAAAACGATCACCCAGCAATAGTAATGCTGGAAAAATTAACCTATAAGCCAACGGAAGGGAAGCAGTAATGGGTATCAGATCATTCTTACGGCGCTGGCTCGGAATTGAGTCGGTAGAAAAGACGGTAAAAAAGACGGTAAAAAAGACGGCAGGCAGAGCGTACCAGCAGCCGGTATTGGTACGATTGCCATTTGAACAAGTACCGTATCAGCATAACAGCACATACAAGCGCTTTGCGAAGACAGTAGCTGATTTCTACACAAAGTGCGGTGGATACAGCAACATACAACAGAGTGAGCGGACTTTTGGGGATACGATTAACTGGTGCAGGGTCGCCAGCCGCGGGAATGAATGGCGTATATATATCAAGGATTGCAAGATTCGTAAGGATAATGAGCATTTGGCGTATAGCAAAGTATTCTCAACGCGGGATAAAGCACTATCATTTCAAAAGCAGTTTATCGCTTACCATGAGCGAATGAAAGCAAAGGCCGCAAAGAGCGGTCTGAATTACAACTAACAGAGCAGGGAATGCCCCTGCGATGTCGGGTGTGCAAGTACCACGACGTGGTATAGGTTTGGAACAGGGGCGGAGGTTGGGAAGCCAAAGCCCCTACTTTTAACACAAGGAGTAAACAATGCACGATAACAACCACGGCACATGCAGAACATGCAGCCGATTGAAAGAATACGAGCGCGATCAGTTGAGCTACGAAGGATTCTATACCATCTCCGTACCATACGCATTCTGCGACGTGTTAGAGATTGAACTGGACGATCCAGACGGCTTTTACTGCGCTAACTACAAGCCGCACAAAGGGGGCAAGCATGAGCAAGCATAGCGACATCGACCTAGCACGCTTCGCCGCCGATGCTATGGTACTAATCCTGTTCTTTGTGGCTCTTACCTGCATCGTAGCTTTTGCATGCATGCTGTACTTCTTTCTATGGCTTGTGGGGATCGTATGAAGCAGCGCATAGAGCGAGTCAGCATAAGCGGCAAGGTAGTAGCTATCAGAGCATCGGTGCAAGCGCAACGCGGCGGTAGATACCGTAAGCAGTTTATAGTAAACGATGCTATCAACGAACAGGATGCAATAGCGGCAGCAAAGGATTATATTGCGCTTATACTGGAGCGACTATCAAACATGCCAGCAGAACGTGAGATAGTCAAGATAGTAGAAGAGATAGTAGACCAAGCAAAGCTCAAAGATGCACACAACACAAAGGTGCGCGGGGCGGTAGGCAAAGACGTATCAGCGGTGCTTGCACGTTATCCTCTGTCTACCACAGTATTCGGCTATGAAAACAGCTTGGGCGAATGGGTAAAATAAAAAGAGCCGCCAGATTTTCGTCCGACGGCTCACGGAGGGAGCAAGGAGTCACGCACTCACTTACAAGGGGTAAACGAATATAGGGCATAACATGTACCAAGAACAAACAGACCCGGATTTCGTTATCCACTGCGTAGCTAGGTTCGATGACGATCAGCTTGTAGAATGGCATGAACGTGCCGGTATCTACGAATACGAAGCAAACATGAGCAGAGATGCAGCGGAATACAAAGCCGCATGCGATATACTATCACAAATAGCGCAGAAGATGCGCAAGAAGGGCACAAGATGAGTAGCGACGCAATCAACATCACGGGCGAGCTGATCCACATTGGGCAGACGCAGCAGGTAAAAGACACATTCCAGAAGCGATCTTTCGTAGTCAAGACGCAATCGGAATACCCGCAGGAACTGGAGTGCCAGTTTACGCAAGACAAGTGCAAGGAGCTAGACCGCTTCAAGGTTGGCGATACCGTTACGGCGCGCGTCAACTTGCGCGGACGCGGTTACAACAAGCGCGAAGGCGGTATGGGGTGGTTTACATCGCTCGATTGCTGGAAGATCGACAAGCTAGGCGAAGGCGCACCGGCAAGCAAGGCAGCGGTTATTGCTGAACCTACTGATCTTCCCTTTTGAGTATGAAGAGGGCAGCAAAGGTGGACATAAACCAGAAAGAGATAGTAGCATACCTTCGCAAGATTGGGGCATCAGTCGCTGTTATGAGCGCAGTAGGGCAGGGATTCCCTGATCTTGTGGTAGGATGGCGCGGGCGCAATTACATGATCGAAGTAAAGCAGGCCAAAGGCAAGCTAACAGAAGATCAGTACGAGTTTGCAGCGCATTGGAGAGGGCAGTATGGCGTTGCACGGTCGATAGATGATGCGTGCAACATAATCGGAGCGGATCTACCACGAATTAACGTGTTGAAGGAAGACTGATGAGCAAGTGGGATGCAAGATTTATGCAGTTAGCGCAGCTGGTAGCGACTTGGAGCAAAGATCCTAGCACGAAGGTAGGTGCGGTAATAGTCGATGCAGACCGCAGGATCGTCTCATGCGGCTATAACGGAGCACCAAAGGGATGTATAGAGCCCTCCGGCTTCTCACGAGAACAAAAGCTATACCGCACTATCCACGCCGAGGCCAATGCCCTGCACTTCGCAGGTGACGTCAGAGGATGCACGATATACATAACGGCTGCCCCGTGCGCTAACTGCGCAGGACACATAATCCAGCGGGGCATTACGAAAGTAATCTATATCAAGCCAGACAACGAATATGCGGATCGCTGGCACGACTCAATCAAACAAGGTTGGCTGATGTTTGCAGAAGCTGGCATTTCAACACAAGAAGTATAACGGAGGACACATGGACGCAATCGACAGGGGGCTAGCGATCAGCTTGGTGCTGCTAGTAATGTATATCGCACTTGAGATATACGTACATAATAGGAGGGTCGATGACTGATTACCCGAACTGGTTTGACTCGGTAGCACGAGCAAACTTTACAGAGTTTTTGCTGCCAGAAGCAAGCCGCGATAACTACCAAGCATTGCAAATCGGCGCATTTGTAGGGCACGCGAGCGATTGGCTGCTACGGTATGTGCTAACAGGTAACAAAGTGATGCTGTACGACGTGGACACATGGCAGGGCAGCGACGAAGCAGAGCACGAGCTGTTTGATTGGCAAGACGTTTTCGACACGTACCTATCGCGCATCGGGCTGCGGGCATACACAAAGTGCCGATACTTCCGTATGACGTCAGATAGGTTCTTCAATAGCTATGCCAACATGCTAGATCGCAATCAGTTTGACTTTATCTACATTGATGGCGATCATACGGCAGATCAGGTATGGAAAGACGGGGCAAAGGGCTGGAAGTATCTCAAGCAGGGCGGCATCCTTGCTTTTGATGACTACCAATGGGATGCAGGCAAGGGAACGGCACATAATCCAAAGCAGGGGATTGACACGTTCCTAGAAGTGCATGACGGCGAATACGAGGTACTTGCAAAGAACTGGCAAGTCTGGCTGCGGAAGCTCAAATAATCATTTACAGGGGTAACATGAACTGCATAGAATGCAACAAACCAGCACAAGAACAGCACCACGTTATACCAAAGTCGCTCGGAGGAAATGCGACTGTACCGTTATGCAATGCTTGCCATGCTAGAGTCCATGGTTTAGGAGGTAGCCGACGTGACAATCATAAGCTGCTAACAAGACTTGGATTAATACGTAGAAATGAGGCATATAAATCGCGTATTGCAGCCGTAGCATATTTGTATTTGTCGGGTCAACTACCAGCCAAAAAGAAAGACTGGCCTGATATGGTTAATGAGTTTGCCAGTCTTGAAAAAGGCATAGACGCTATGTCTTACGTGTCGGTAACTAAATACCACAAGTTTATTTGTGAATTGGTAAAAAACGACAGCATTGAAATGTTGTTGGATTGCTTTGATATGAACGACAATCTAGACGTAACTCTTATGATGTCAATAGCTACTGCATATAATAACTATATGGGTTATGATGCACTTGATAAAGACAAATATCCAGACTATACATGCAGAGCATGGCCTGAACTAACAGGTGGATAACGCACACAACGAAATATCATCCAATTATGGCGGATGTGCCATAGATTGCTAATACCTAAAAAAATGATAAACAACAAAAACAATACGACCCAGACGCTAGAAGATTTCCATATTCGAGAGGATATGGACGGTTATATCATGACCGAGGTAGATCAGCTAACGTCTGGGTTAGCTTTTTATGGTATGGAAAACTCATGGATTAAGCTCCATCGTAAGATATTAGAGAACTGGGTATTTAAGCAAAGGCCAGAATATCTAAAGATTTGGGTCTATATTTTAATAGCTGCGAACTGGAAACCAAGCAAAGCGTTAGTCAATGGTCAGTTTGTGACAATCGATCGCGGTGAGATGCTAACAAGCTACCGATCGCTAGCAGAAGGGGCAGGAACTACGGTGCAAATCGTAAAAACCTTTCTCAAGTACGCAGAAAATGACGGCATGATTAGCGTCAAAAGCAACACAGCAGCAACACGCCTTAAGATATTGAATTACGAAGACTTACAAGGACGTGAAAACAACGATCAACACACGCCTAACACACGGTTAACACACGATCAACACACGCCTAACACTATCATAAGAAGTAAAGAATATAAAGAAGGTAAGAAAGAAAGAATAGAAGAAGAAGATAAAGATAGTGTGAGTATGCGCTCGCGCGCATTCACGCGCCCAAGTTGTCAAGAAATCCTTGACTACTTCCAAGAGCTAGGCAGCACGCAGGAAGAAGCAAACAAATTCTACGACCATTACACAGCCAACGGCTGGAAGGTGGGCAAGAACGCTATGAAGGATTGGAAAGCAACAGCGCGGAACTGGAACAGGAACAAAGGCAAGTTTGGCAAAGAAGCTGATCCGCAGATTGCGATCCGCACAAAGCCCGCAGGATTACCGAAGCAGGTGGTCGAATTGTACCAAAAAGAGCTACCATCAGAAATTGAAATAGAGCGCATGAAAGCTTTGTACCTGTCCAAAGTATCAAACAACGAATAAAAACGCGTCTACGGGGCTGGAAACGGCCTGCAAACAACTATTAACCATTACTTAACAGCTCAAAAACAACACGGAGGGTAAATATGAGGCGGTATAGAAAGCTAAACGAGGTTCTCGCAATGTCCGACACCATCCTAAAATACTTTGACGTGCACCGGTCACGGTTCGTAACATGGGCACGTAAACAGCCCGACTTATTTCCAGAAGTAGGCAAGCGCGCGATGTATGACTACCTATTCATCGCAATCAACAGGCACATGATACCAGCCAACACCACAGACACGCAACAAGCACTCAAAATCATCAAACAAAAACTAGCAATGAGACCAAACACGCAAAACCCAGCTATCCTAAACCTTATTGACCAATTCTGCAAGCTCTATAACTGCACATGGGAGCAGCTTGTAGCGCAATCCCGATTCCATTGGGTCGTAGAATGCCGCTACCTGCTCATGTACTTCCTGTTCACGAAGTACAGACTATCTAACTCATTGATAGCGCGGCTATTTAACAAGCACCACTCGTCAGTTATCCACGCGCTGCGTAACATGCGCAACCAGATCGAGACGGATGCTAACTTCCGTGAATACGTGGAACGCATGGAAACGCTGCTAGATATTAACTTTACCGTGCAAGTGGAAGAGATAGAGTGAGTAATGTGGAATTTTACAAACTAGTTATGCAGACCTCATAATGGGCCGTAAAAAGTTAGAACTCGACGAAGAGAAGATATGGGAAGCTGCGACGAAGGGGGCTGGCTTTGAAGCTATTGCCAGAGCACTCGGCAAGGATGCAGACGGCAAGCCCCTAGTATCTGGCGAGACGATACGCAGGCGCTACGCAGAGCTTATATCGCAGGCCAAAGCTAACGGCGATATTGAGCTTTATGCTGCACTATGGGAAGAAGGCGTAATAGGCGTACCAGATCAGAACGGCAACAGAAAACGCAACGGTGCGGTCTTGTTGCGCCTTGCAGAGCATCGACTAGGAATGTCCCAAAAGATGCATCAAACAAATGAGCGGCAAGAGTTTAACATCGTTATTGGCCCGAAACCGAATACCATACCACTAGAAGCAGATGATACAAGTAACAACACCATTGCCAGCACAGACGGCCTTTTGGAACAGTAGAGCACGGCATCGGCTTTTCGTGGGTGGTATCGGTAGCGGCAAGACGCTAGCAGGATGCCTTGAGATACTACGGCAGCCGTCAGGAACATTTGGCACGGTCATAGCCCCTACCTATCCGATGCTGCGGGATGCTACGCTGCTCACGTTCTTTGAGAAGTTTGGGCAAGCGGTCGAGAGCCATAACAAGAGCGAAGGCGTCACCGTACTACGCAACGGTACTACCGTGTTCTGGAGATCAGCAGACAAGCCCGATTCACTCCGAGGCCCTAACCTCAACTGGTTCTACCTAGATGAAGCGGACTATATGGACGGCGCGACGTGGGACGTTATGCTTGGTCGTATTCGCCGCGATCCTACCGCTTGCTGGCTTACCACATCCCCTAATGGAGATACCAACTGGGTATATGAGCGGTTTTACCGTAAGTGGACAGAAGGCAATCCAGAGTACTTCGTAGCGCAGGCAAAGACAAGGGACAATGTCCACCTACCTCCAGAATACGTCAGGACGCTAGAGGAGACGTATACCAGCGAGTTTGCGCGGCAGGAGCTGGAAGGGGAATTCATCGGGCCAATGGGGCGCATCATGCGGAAAGAGTGGCTGCAATACGCTCTGCTTCCAGAAGATGACATCACGTACGTAATCGGAGTGGACTTGGCAGTAGGTATGAAGTCCAATGCAGACGATCGCGCTATTGTGGTGGTAGGCAAGCGTGGCACGACGTATTACGTCGCTGATGTGGTATTCGGCAAGTGGAGCTTTAACGAGACCAAAGAAAAGGCAAAGCAGACGGCCTACAATTGGAATGCGGTCAGGGTGTGCGTTGAGAATGTGGCGTATCAAGAGGCTATGGTACAACAGCTGCGAGCCGAGACCATGCTAAACATTCAGGGTGTGAATCCTCGTGGACGCAATAAGCTCACGCGCTTTCTGCCCATCGCGGGCAAGTATGAGCACGGGTACATCAAACATGTGAATAGCGTACCTTTGGAATTTACCGAGCAACTGCTTATGTTCGACGGCAAAGATGGGAAGCCCGACGATATGGTTGACGCTCTCATCTACGCTGTAAACGGACACGAATCAAACACTTACGTTTACGAGATATAGTGGCAATAGCCGATTACTTCCAAAAGCTCTTTGGTCGTAACAATCAAGCACTACCAAGCCCAAACGGCACGCAAGTCGGTGGGCGAATTGGCTATCCCTCAAAAGCTGGTTACCTTGCCAACGTCGAACACGGATTTAATCGCAACCCAGTCGTAGCTGCTTGCGTGGGTGTTTACGCATCTACGCTCAACGAGCCGCCTTTGGCTGCGATGTACGACGATGGTACGATTAACAGGAACCATCCCGTCAGTCTGCTATTCCGTAAGCCGAACCCTCGTATGGGCCAAGCTGAATTCTGGCAGATCGTCTGGACATACCTAGCAATCAGCGGCAATGCCTACATCGTGAAGGTACGATCCGCAATGGGTAACATCGTTGAGTTATATCCTTACTCGGATGCTCACGTTGCGCCTCTGCTTAACGATCTGGGATGGGTATATGCTTACCGCTACCAGTCTGGTAACATTACGCAGGACTGGCCCGCGGATGACGTTATCCATATACAGAATCCAGCGTATCGCGATCCAGTCAATATGCACAAAGGCATAAGCCCTATCAGCGTGGCATGGGATAAGATCAATACATACAACGAACTGCAAGCTACGATCTATTCGCTTGTGGCTTCTAATGCTGTACCGTCTGGAGTTCTATCGGCTCCGGGCGATATTCCTATTGCTACCGTAGAGTCGCTTAAAGCGCAGCTACGCAAGCGTAAGGATGCAAGCGGACGTGAGCGCACAGACCCGCTTGTGCTTGGCTCTGGTATGAATTATACGCAGATGGGATTGGATGCACAGAAGCTGCAAGCTATCGAGACAATTCAAGAGCTTGAGACGTCGATATGTGGTGCATTCCGAATCCATCCGGCGGTAGTGCTTACGAGCGCAGGACTGGCCCGCAGTACCTACAACAACCTTGCAAGCGCATACCAAGAGTTTACGACGCTAACGCGCGTGCCATTCTGGAATGCGCTTGAAGAGCAGCTTGAATCTGGATTGCGTAAGGAATTCCCAGACGTCCAATTGCAATTCGATCTTGGCGAAGTACAGGCATTGCAGCCCGACGTAGACGCTGTTATCTACCCTGTTATTGCAGAGTTTAACGCGAACCTAATCACGCTTAATGAGAGCCGCGCTAAACTGGGATTTGAGCCAGTAGAGGACGGCGATAAATACTCGTATGAAGTCGTACCGCAGCCCGGCGGCTTTGGTGCTTTTAGCGCTCCAGAGCCAGAAGCAAAGCAGGCGGTAGAAACCAACGCCGACCCAATCGAAAGCGTAGAAGGCCGCAAGGTAAAGTGGCACGAGCCAGAAGCGGTGAAGTACTGGCAGAAGCAAGAGGACGTGGTACTGAAGGCGCTTGCACCTACGCAGAAAGACGTTGCCGACATGATGAAGCGCATAGAGCGTGCAGTCATGAAGCAGGTGAAGTCTAATCGTTTTGTTGGCGGTAACAAATCCATAAAAGCCCCGCAGGATGCTATCAACATTGCAGAGCTTGTTAAGCAGTTTATGGTAGCCAACCGTGAAACGCAGGACGTTCTACGCACCCGCATAATTGAGCTAACACTTGAGAGCGTGGGCGGTGATCTCACACAAGTGCAGAGCTTTACCGATCAAATACGCGATGAGCAGATCCGCAAGATGACGCAGAACATGACGGAGTCTGTAACCACTACGAAGCGCGATGTGGCAAAGGTTCTTGAAGCCAATGCAGGGCAGCCGGTCGATGTAGTGCAGGCGGCATTGCAAAAGAAGTTCACAGAGCTTACGACTTCCCGCGCAAAGATGATTGCTACGACGACCTGCAAAGCGCAGGCAAGCGTAGTACAGCGTCAGACTGTTAAGCGCGTTAACCAGCGGGAAACTGATCCAAAGCGTAAGGTCGTGCAAGTTTGGCTATCCCAGCGCGATGCTGATGTACGCGATACGCATGTGGAATTAGACGGCGAATGGATCGAAGAAGGTGAGACGTTTGACAAGTACGTAGACGGTGCGGGCGAAGGCCCCGGACTAGGTGAGCCAAGCGAGGCGATTAACTGCCGTTGCACACTACGACCTGTTCGCAAATCAAGAATAACGAGCGACGTATAATGAAGTACAAGAACATACCAGTAGAATTTAAAGCCGATGAAGAGGGCAGCGTTGAAGCGTTTGTAAGCGTTTTCGGCAATGTCGATTCATACGGCGATCGCGTGATCTACGGCGCATTCAAGGAAAGCATAGAAGCAAAGCTACCAAAGATGGTATGGCAGCACGATATGCAGCGCCCAATTGGTAAGACGGTTCTAGCAGAAGAGATACCAGCGGGCGATGCGCGTCTGCCAGAGCGTCTACGTGAGAACGGAGCGCTATATGTAAAGGGCCTATTTAACCTTAACACTACCGACGGCAAAGACGCATACGAGCACATCAAATTCGGCAGCGTCGATGAATACAGCTTCGGATATGAAGAAGTGGAGACAACACCGCTCGCAGATGGTACAAAAGAACTCAACAAACTGAACATAATCGAATGGTCTCCGGTTACGGTAGGGGCTAATCCCATGACCATGACAAGTAACGTTAAAGCTATGACACTCGAAGAAAAGCTGGATGTAGCGGCTACGCTTATCAAGCAATCAGAAGAGCACGCACTCGCATACGCGGATATGCGTAGTAAAGCGGGGCGCGTTCTCAACTCTCGAATCCGAGGCATGATCCTTTCACTTGCCGATCAACTGAAAGACGTGTCGAAAAATCTGTATCAGCTACATGCCGAGACAGACCCAATACCAAAGGCAGACGATAAGGAGATTAAGCGCAAGCAGCTCCTATCGCTTATGCAAACAATTAACACAATGGAGATAATCTAATGACGTGGGAAGAAATCCTTGCCGCTTTGGATGCCGTTCTCGCCGGGACATTTGAAACACCGGAAGCAATGGCAGCTGAAGTAGCAACAATCCGCGAACAGATCGCGGCGCTTCTTGCAGAAGCATCTGAAGAAACAGCCGAAGTTGAAGAGGTATCGGCAGCAGTAGAGGGTGCAGCAAAGGCACAAGCCAAGCTCGCTCGTATCATGACAATCATCCAACAAAAGAAGGCGCTTAACGATATGAAGACAAAGAACGCTTCAGATCTTAACGCACTCAAGACAGCGGCGCCAGTACCTTCTGGATTCGTTGCAGAAGGCGCAAAGATCACAGGCCAGCACTACCGTGGCAAGGCATTTAAGCAGTTCGGCAGCGAAGCAGGAGCAGCGGCATACAAGGCAGGACGCCAGATTGCAGCTTGCCTCGGCGATGCTAGCTCGGCTCAATGGTGCAAAGAGAACGGCGTGCCAATGCAGAAGACAATGGCAACTACTAACAACTCGCTCGGTGGATTGACCGTTGTTGACGAACTGGATCAAGCTATCCTGTACTACCGCGAAGAGCGCGGCGTAGCTCGTGGTATTATGGACGTAGTATCCATGAACAGCGAAACACGCACAGTAAACCGCAACGTAGGCGGCACGGCTGTATACGCACTCGGCGAAGGCCAGACATATACAGAGTCAGATGTGCAGTTCAGCGGCGTACAGCTTACAGCCAAGAAGTTCGGTGCTCTTACGCAGAACACAATCGAACTCGGCGAAGATTCATACGCAGCAATCGCAGAAGAGATCGCTAAGGATCACGGCTACGCACACGCTGTACAAGAAGACAAGGTTGCTTTCTTGGGCGATGGTACATCAACGTACAACAACCTTGTAGGTTTGACCGAATCATTCAAGAAGCTCGTTACTGATATCGGCGGTACATGGGCAACGGATGCTAACAAGGCATACGCAGCGGGCGTACAAGTAGCATCAGGCGCAACGCTTGCTACTATCACACTCGGCGATATCATCAAGACTCAGGCAAAGGTTGCTACGTTCCCGGGAATGAATAACCGCTTCTATACGCCTTCGCAGATTTGGTACGGCACGATTGTACCATTGATCCAAGCCGTAGGTGGTAACACAGCAACGCAGATCGTAGACGGCGTAACACGTCAGTTCTTTAACGGTTCGGAAGTTGTCTTCACAGATGAACTTTACACGCCGCTTCTTACAGCAGAGAACAGCCAGTTCGTACTGTTCTATGGTGATGCTGCTCAAGCTGGTTTGTTTGGCGATCGTCGCGGTCTGTCTATCACAAGCTCACAAGAAGTTGGCTTTCTGACAGACACGCAATACAACAAGTCCACGGCTCGCTACGGCGTAAACTGGTGGAACATCGGTAACGCTTCAACAACAGCATCGGCACGTCAACGCGGCGCGCTTGCAGCTCTTGTAACAAAGAACTCATAAGGTGACCCAATGAATAACTTGCAAAACGTAAAGGTTGTAAACGTAACGCCGCCTGCCGCTATCAAGGATAACGCTTCGTTCGCTACAACTACAATCGACACCATCGGCTTCAACAAGGTAGCTGTATACTTTGCACTCGGCGCAACTGACATTGCTATGACTGCTCTCAAGATTCAAGAGTCAGACGATGCAGGCATGAGCGGAGCCGCTGATATTACAGGCGCTGTATACGGCGTAACAGGTGCTCCGGCACTTCCGAGCGCAGATGATGATAACAAGATCTTCGGATTCTTCATTGACCTCAAAGGCCGCAAGCGCTACCTCGATGTAGTCGCTACGGCTGGTGATGGATCTACGGGCACATTCGGTGCTTGCACGGCTCATCTTTACAACAGCTTGACAACGGAAGACAACGCTACGCAGCGCGGTCTTGCAGCTAATCTTATCGTGTAACGTGACATGACTACGGGGGCTTCGGCCCTCGTGGTGATCTCACTTGAAAGCACATGATAACACTATCCAACGCAGGCGCAAGAGTTGATTTGCAGATTCGCAAGGGTGGGGCTTTTGCTCGCACACTTACGTACAAAGTCAACGGCGCTGTACAGAATATCACGGGCTATACGTTCGCGGCTCAAGTGCGTACAGTATCGGGCACGCTTGCCGCTACGTTTACGTGCACGATCGTAAGCGCAGTAGCAGGCACGTTTAGCATTGTGCTTACGAGCGCTGAGACGGCAGCACTTGTAACCACGACCGAATACAAGTGGGATTTAGAAGTTACTATTAGCGGCGTAGTTACCGAGCTTTTGCGCGGCGATGTTACGGTAGTGGATGAGGTGACAACGTGAGCACCATCAACGTAAGGCAAGACACGGTAAGCGTAGATATTAAGCAGTACGATGTAGTGCTAGATATTGTAAGCGGCGGAATCGTGCCTGCGGCGATTGATACCACGCTGGTAGCATCTACGTCGCTATCCGCTTTGCGATGCATTACAACGGATTCTAGCGGCCTTGCAAAGTACGCTACGCCTGACTCGCTTGCGAATGCCGTGGTAATTGGGATCAGCACGACGGCGGCAAGCACGGGGCAGAATATCACGATCAAAACAAGCGGGCAGATTACGGATGCTTCTTGGAACTGGACAAAGGGCGCAATCTATTTAGGCGCTAACGGTGTGCTTACACAGACGGCCCCGAGCGGAGGTAGCATCATCGTTCACGTAGCAAAAGCAATAACAGCAACAACACTAATCATCGACATAGACACAATCATTCAAACGGTGTAACATGGCAGAAAAGTATATCAAGAATAACAGCGGCCAGCTCGCAGAAGTCGAAGCTACCGTATCATCGTCCGGCGCAACGGAAGCGGGCAAAATCATAGCTCTCGACGGATCGGGTAAGCTGGACAATTCGGTATTGCCAACGGGAATAGGCGCTACTGTTAAGGTTGCAGCAACTACCGAGAACCTATCGGCTGGCAACCTCGTAAACCTGTTTAACGATGGCGGCACAATCAAGGCACGCAAGGCAGACGCAAGCAACGGACGCCGTGCTATCGGCTTTGTGATTACAAACTCCACATCGCCTAACAACGCAACGGTGTACCTCGACGGTACGATCACAGGTCTTACAGGTTTAACGCCTGGCGCTGCTTATTATTTGAGCGGAGCGACGGCGGGCGCTGCATCTGCAACGGCTCCGACAACAGCAACCTATATCTCACAGGAAATCGGCATCGCTCTGTCAGCAACCGAGATCAACTTTGAAGAACAACAACCTATTACGCTGGCCTAATCTATGGCAGTTAAGAAACCATTAGTCCTAGCGTCTGGTCAGATTCAGGAACTGCAGAGCGGTGACGAAATCAACATAGACGCTAGCGATATTACCACGGGCACAGTAGCTACGGCACGGCTTGCTACTGGTACGGCTGATAGCACGACGTTTTTGCGTGGTGACCAGACGTGGGCTGTGCCTTCTGGTGGTGGTAGTTCTGTAACGCCGTTGCATCCTTTTCTTTTAATGGGGGCATAATGCCAAGCGGACAAGTATATAAAGTGCTTGGGCAATCATGTCCAGCTAACACGAACGCAACCGACCTATACACCGTACCATCTTCAACCGAGACGGTCGTGTCGTGCATTACCATTGCCAACATTACAGCGACGGCGTACACGTACCGCGTAGCTATTCGACCTGCGGGTGCTTCCATTGCTAACCAGCATTACCTTGCCTTTGATGTAACGGTCAATGCCAACGATTCGACAACGCTTGTGCTAGGCATAACGCTTGCAGCTACGGATGTGATCACGGTGCGGTCATCCAATGCTACGTCTATTTCGTTCTCTGCTTTCGGGTGTGAGCTTGCAACGTGAGCATAAGATCAGCACGATATAACCTGCTTTCATTGCGTAATCCGAAGGGGCTAACATTTATTCCCGAAGAGCGGGATGCGTGGGCTTTCCTAGATGCGGCTGGTATCACATCATCAAGACAGCAGCGCGCTGTTATTGACCTTGTGCGTGGGTTAAAGCATGCCCAGCTCTGGTCGAAGATGAAAGCGATCTATCCATTCGTTGGCGGCACTGCAACTACGCACAAGTTTAACTTGAAAGATCCACGTGATGCGGATGCGGCGTTTCGTCTTAGCTTCAGTGGTGGATGGACACATGCAAGCACGGGAGCTGACCCTAATGGTACTAATGCTTGGGCCAATAGTTTTATAAATCCAAGTAATAATTTAAGTTTTAATTCTACCCATCTATCTATTTACCATCGCGAAAACAGACAGGCAGCAGATTTATATGCGGTATCAATGGGCGCATCTGTAAGCACAACAAATGATGGTCGATTGTATATTTTGCCAAGAGAAGGCCAACCAGCAGGGAATTTATCTTATGTTACTATAAATAAAGGTAATACAACTGGCGATGATTTCATCTCATTTTCCGATACTAATAATGCCGCTTATTACATTGCTTCGAGAACATCAATAAATTTATTGAAAGCATATAGGAACTCTATTAATACAGCAACTGGTACTAATAGTGGGACTAAACTTGTAAATGCTGATATAGCAATTGGTGCCTACAATGTAAAAACAACAGTTAATCAACCGCTATATTTTACGACTTGCGAAATTGCCTTTGCCACCATCGGCGACGGCCTGACCGACACCGACGCAACTAACCTCTACAACATCGTTCAACGCTACCAAACTTCACTCGGAAGACAGGTATGATACTTTCACAGATTCCAGTAACGGAGCTTGTCAACTACTGCGCCAAGCTAACACCAGAGCAAGCGGACTCGTTGCGTGGTCAGGTGTTCTTACAGGATTCGTATTTCAATCCTATCCAAGACATCGAAGACAACTGGATCATCTCAGCGCAGGAAGTGGCGTATTGTGCTAACCCAGAGTTCCTATGGATTAAAGATCTCCCAATGATACCATTCGTACCAAAGCCCGCACCGCCGTTGTTCGGAGGTGAAGCATGACCGTAGAGACTATGTTCGGTATTATCATGAGCACCATGCTGGCCATCATCGGCTTTTGGGTTAAGACGCTGGTTAATGACTTCAAGCAGACACGCGATAACGTGATCGCCATGCACGAAGTGATGAGCAACACGACCAACGAAATCATCGCGCTCAAGAAATCAGATGAGCTAATCACACAGCGCATTGTCGAGATCATCGAGCGGCTGGTAAGATTAGAAGAACGAACAGGCAACACAGAACCAAAACCACGTAAGGCTTACAAGCGTGCTGTCAGATGACCCAATCATATCGAAGGTTGTACTGCGTTACAAGTTCTGGCCTAAACGTCAGGACTACGTACCACCTATTGAGCGCGTACCGCTTGCAGATGAATTGCAGCCGCATGTTCCACGTGAAACAAAGAAGCTGAATCTAATGCATTACGTCAGAATGATACCACACTTTTACACAATTATAAAAGGCGTTGCAATGAGCAACTGGAAGACAACGGTCACAGGCATTGTTGGTGCGTTGGCTGTACTAGTCAACTCCCTGACAGGTGTTGCGCTACCACAAGACGCGATTATCGCAGTAACACTTTTCGCACTCGGATTCTTTGCAAAGGATGGAAAGAGCAATGATTGATTTTAGCAAGATCAAAAACAAGGCAATCGTGACAATCAATCACGGTGCAAAAGACATTGACGTAGAAGTAGTAAACGATACTCCGAGCGCGTGCGTAGTCAAGCTGCCAGACGGCTCGATTATGACAGTAGGCAAGATGCACGTAAAGGCAATCAAGCCAGAGACTCCCGTACCTTCTGCTATCAAGGAATAAGCAATGCCTCTCGTATCGCGCGCAGTAATTAAGCAGGACTGGCTAAACATCGCAGCAATCGACACAAGCCGCGACGGTCTTATAGATCGTCTAATTGGCTATGTCGATAATGAGATCAAAGACATCTGCAATCAGCCAATCATTCAGGAAAGCGTAACAGCTTACTACGAAGGCACGCGCGATACGTTGCTTTTAACAGGTTATACCGTGCCGGTGACGTTGACTACGCTTAAATATAGAGATAGCTACGGAGATACATTTGCTTCCGTCACCGGCACTACTAATCTTGTGGACATACGCGGCGTTAAGTACCTCTACCTTGAAGATGGTTTCATCAACAAGCAGTACGAAGCGGTGATGAGCGTAGGATATACAACCATCCCTAGCGTGATAGAGATATGCGCTGCGGAGATGGTAACCGAGCTGTATATGGAGACACCATTCGCACCGCAGGCAAACCGATTTGGCGTAACAGCTATTACCGAAAGCGAAGCTGGTATGAGCATCTCCAAGACATTGCAGGCAATGCGTACGCGCGTTAAGCCACGGCTCGCACCATATACTCGCGTAACAATATGAGCGATCTCTCACAAAGATTAGCGCGGCTTGAGCGTGGCATATTGGCAGCGGTTAAGGATGTTGTACAGAACATTCCAGAAGACTTGCAAGTATACACGGAAGACTACCTGAATCCAAACGAAGCAGGGCAGAAAACATCAAAGAGCGGGCAGCGTTACTATCCACGACCAAACACAGGCACGAAGCTACGTACGCTATACGGCAACATATCGCGGTCGCTTGGTCAAGGCGGTAAAGGCAACATCTCAAACGTAGAATTTCGCAATGGCAAGTTTGAAGTTGAGTACGGTTACGATCCGCGCACACCTGTGAAGTCTGGCAAGATCAATCAGACGCTTATGTACGCTAGGTACAACGAACTAGGCACATCACGTGCAAAGGCAAGACCGTTTCTAAAGCCGGGATTTGCTGCATACATGAGAGACGCTAACGGATTCAAGGCATTGATACGCGAGCTTGAAACTACGATTGTAGATGAGTTTATGCAGGAGTTCGGATAATGGCTAGCAATTCGATGCAGTACATTGTAGACACAATCATTGATGCTCTGAACAGCGACGGCAATCTTACGCCGCGTAGGATATGGAGGCCAGATGCGTACGAGTCAAAGACTACAATCTGCTATCCATACATTAGCCAGATGCAGTACGACACCGATTCGGAGACGGGATTGAGCTTGGGGCTTGGTCGTGCATTGGTCGAGATCATGTGCAATGCCATGATAGAAGCAGACCCTAGCGAGCTGGGCATAGCCAATGAGCGGGCGGGCGATATTGCGAGCCGTATCAAGTACGCACTAGAGACGTATGACTTGGACGCGATAGGCAGCAATAACGACGGAAGATTTTACACGGCTATCACGTCAATGCATGTAGATGGCAACGTAGGCGAATTCAACACGGGCAGCAATAAAATCCAGATGGGCGTTGCTGCTACTGTCACTTTTGTTATACGACCGGTCTAGGACACATGGACACACAGGACACACAATTAGATACCTTCCCCGTCAGCTTCTGCGTTATCGCATCGCATGACGACATGCACAAGAGCATGCAGGGCATGCTCCGCTCACTACCAAAGAATGCAGAGGTTTGCATCCTGCTAAATAAGCAGGGGCGCGAGCATCACGTAAGCGATGTTGTAGAGCATACCGACGAACATCATACGATCCGCTCGCGTGAGTGGACGTACGAGAAGGCAAAATTTAGCTTTGCACAAGCTCGCAATCTATGCGGTCAGATGGCAACGAAGGAATGGATATTCTGGATGGACTGCGACGAGTACCTATGCGAGCAACAGCACGAAGGCATAGCAGAGGCAACGCAACGCCACGGCGGCGGCGTAGGTGGTTTTATGGCAGGGCAAGCGTCGCTATCATGCTATAAGAAGCTGATCGGCGAAGCTAACGAAAACGAATACTTTAACATCGGGCAATTGCGGATGTACCGTAACACTCCAGAGTTTTACTGGGAAGGTTACGCACACGAGCAGATTGCACACACTATCCGCGGCGCTGGTTACAGCATCGTAGATACAACTATCACAATCGCACACAATGGTTACAGCGGCGAAAGTGAAGTGCTCAAGAAGAAGCTCATACGCAATACCACTCTGATCGGCAGATGGTTAGCAGAGAACAACGAAGAGCACGGACTGCATACATTCTATCGCGATACATACGTGCGCGATTTAACAGCACTAATAAAAATGGAGAAATGAAATGGCACTATCTGGTTTCGTGATCAATGGTGGACGTAAGGCAGAGTTCTTTACGGTTACCGTTGGCACAACACAGACAACCTTTGCATCGACTACTCCCGTCTATTCATGTGATTCACAAATCACGTCAGACGGAGCCAATGATGACAACGGTATTCGCACATGGACGCTCGACCAAGTACAAGCAGACAAGCTGTACTGGGACTTCGTTCAGACGTATGCACCGGCTTCTACATCATCAGCTACAACAGAAGAGTTGACGATGGAAGACGGCGAAATTGTAGCGGGCACATCAGCGGGCAGCACGACACTTGCTATGCTTGTACGTGGCGCAACGATCAAAGACGGGCCGGGCAACGGCAAGCGCCTTGCATGGGCTGGACTCGTTAAGGTTTCAAAGTCATCTGGCTCTGTAAACTTTGCTGGTACTGCTTACGTTAAGCCAACGCTTACAGCTATCGCAACAAGCATCACGACTAATCTTGTAGTTCCGTCAGGTGCTCTTACTAGCTACGTCGGGCTTACATCTACATCAATCACAACGGTCACAATTTCAGCCTCTACGCATCCCTATGGTAAGATGCTGGTTGAACTTGAGTAATCTAGCGTAGGAATACGCATACTGGGGGCTGGTGCTGGCGATCTGTGTCCCGTCAGTTACTGGCCCCCTATTTTTAAGGACACACAATGAAACTAAACGGCATAGAAATAGACCATCTGCCAGTCACGCTCCGCAATCAACAGATTTGCAAGGACTGGTATCAGCGCATAAGCAATCACATACAGCAAAGAAGCGTCGAGTATATGCTCCGCACGATTGCACGATTGCGGCACGGTAGCGAAGAGTTAGCAGAGCTAATCGACGAAGTGGGCATGGTCAACAACGTAACGCTTCAGGCGCGAATTGTGGCCCTAACAGAAGCACATAAGGCGCAGCACGATTACGAGAACGAACAGCGCAAAGCAGCAAAGCAAGCCGAGCTGGAATACGAACCAATGACAGCGGAAGCAGCAAAGGCCATAGCCGAGCAGGAACTGAAAGACTCGCTCGTTGTGCTGTTAAAAGACAACCCCGAAATAGGTCGTCAGATGTACTTTAACTTGGACGCTTTCCCGCAGACGATGGAGTCTATGCTGATGGGCATTGACTGCATACGCGCTACGGTCGATTATAGCAAGCTATCAGAGCATGAATCGGATGCTATCAAGAGCGCAAACGATAGCGAATTCTGGCAGGACGTGACGGCCTCGGAGGTGGCTCAATACGTCAATCGATTTCGCAGCTCACACAAGCAATGAGTTGTACGAAGTTTGGCGGGTGACGATGTGGAAAATTCACGAAGTGAAGCTGTTAGACAAGTACGGTTTCTCGCAAG